AGAGATAAGAAATGACAGCTAAGAAGAGGCCGGTCTCTGATGACGAGATTATCATACCGGAACTTGAAGAGGCGATGAAAACCTATTGTCCTAAACACGAATGGTCCTCTCGTGATATTGCTGCCGTCAAAAAATATTACGGTAAAGTTCCGATAACCCAGTTATCGGCATCGCTCAAAAGATCCATATCCGCTATAAGAAAGTATGCTGAGACGCATGGGATAAAACACGAGAGGAATGGATGACGGCAGATTGTCACTCTTGTAAACATCGGTATATCTGCCCATCATTATTCCAGCAGAAACAACAGGCGAAACCGACAGACTGTGATCGGTTTATAGTCGATCCGGATTCACCATGGGAACGCGGGTGGCTCTGATGGCTAAGGACAGGAGCAAACAACTCTCGAAATCTACGTGGAGAGATCCGACCCGCTCGTTATCGCGGCTGGCAAAGATCGAGAGTAAACTGGTCGCCTTATTCCGGAACTATCGGCGCCGGGTACTGGCTGAACTCAAACCGGCTGATCAGCCATTCACGCAGATGGAACAACTCACGCAGAAATGGCCTGAGACGTTCAGCATTGACCATTTCTATCAGAGACTTGAGGATCTGACCATGCAGGAACTTATCGGCCCTGCAAACGCGATTTTAGAGAAGGAGATCCCGGACGCGTTCACGCATGGCACCAAGTATGCCGATCTGAACCTCAAGGCCAAGATGGGGATCAAGCTGGGCGCTCCCTTAGAGGAACGGCAGCGGGCATGGAAGAAGATCGGGGCGTTGGTCGAGGGATCTAAGGGCGAATTCAAGGGTGTTAGTGATGCCGTCAACCAGCAGATCCGCAGGGTCGTGGCGGATGGCATGGTCAATGAAGATTCATTCAAGACTGTAACAAAAGCCATTCAGGACGTGACGGCAGATGTCGGGGAAGTCCGGGCCCGCACCATTGCGAGAACAGAGACAATGAAAGCCGTAAATGTTGGCGTTCGTGATCGGTATGAAAAAGTCGGTGTTGATCGGCTGGAACGCATCGAAGCAGAGGACGAGCGCACATGTTTAAATCACGAATTTGTGATCGGGGATCGCGTTTATCATGGCTGTTCCGAGATTGACGGAGAGATATTCACTCTTGAAGAGGCTGCACAGATTGACGCTCAGACTCATCCAAATTGTCGCGGAAGTTGGATTATTAGTGAAGCATCTTTAGGAATGACTGAAGAGGAAGAAGCCACGCAGAAGCAGCCGCATACCTGCACTTGCGGGCATGACCACAACCATGAACAGATCACAGGCGGGCAAGGGAGATTTCTATAATGGCATTTTTCCGTAAATTTTCAGAGAGAGAGAAAGCGTACATCATCCAATGGCAGCATGATAAATCTCCGGGTGCAATAGCATCAGAACTGAATCAGTGGCCGGAGAATAAGGATGATCCTCGCCAGACTGACAGTATCCGACAGTTCCTATACCGCCGGCGCCGGCAAGTAACGCCCGGCCAAGAATAACCTTTATTACCTTTTCACCCATTTATTTAGTATGCAAACTACAATCACGATTCTATCATCCAGTAGCTTGCTGCGTTTATCGTCGCTTTGAGCGGCGAGTATTGGTTATTCCCTGCCAGCGTAGGGAAGTCTGGTTTTTCCCGTCCGGCTGCTATCCGGATATCCCCTGTGGATCATCAGTTCAAATCTGATCGCTGGCGTCAACTATCTGGAAATTCCAGATAGTTCAATTGCTGCCGTGGGTAGTGTGGTGCGCTAAACCGTCCTGAAAACGGTCGCCCTAACGGGTTGCAGGTTCAATTCCTGCCGGCAGCGTAAGAGTGGATGGGACAGCTCGGTTGACTCCACCGGCCCGAGGCGCCGGACAAGGAAACGACACCGGTTCAAATCCGGTTCCACTCATCAGCGAGCGTGGCGAAATGGCTGAACGCAACGAATGGAGCGACAGTCTCGTTCCTTGTAGGGATCTTTGAATTCCCGATCAGTTCAGCGATTGTATAACCCTTATTTTTCCGTGATAGATAATATCACGGCATTTCATCAGTAATACCATGGAGCACTGAAACAATCCCTGCTCCAATTAATCTCTAAAATCCTTAAAATCTCTAAAAAATCTGGAAGTGATCAAATGGGAATGTTTCTACCCTTCGCACAACTGACCGCAGCCGGTGTAACTGCTGCAAAAGGTTGCGGCGATTTTGAAGAGCACGTCCTTCAGTATACGGTAGCGGCGATAAATACGAACGTCGTTCTTCGTGCTGAAGGCAGTATCGACGGTGAGAATTTCTTTAACCTATCGGAATCCAATGTGGATACCACGGTAACGGCAAACGGCACCAACGCATTCACGTACTCGGGCAAGATCAACTATATCCGGCTCCGGTTTGTCAGTGAATCCGGTGGGACGGATGCGACTGTTGACGCAGCATACACGGGGCGGTAATTATGGTTGTCAATCTGAACACTCAATCAGCATCGACAAGCAAATCCGGTGCTGCGGCTACTGTAAGTGATGGCGATACCATTACCCACGGATTCTCCGTGGCCCCGCAGTCGGTTATTGCCGTAGGGAGTGTTGCCGGCGAGATTGTCGCGGTAACAGCGATCTCCGCAACGACATTCACCGTGGCAATCAAGACTAACCTGAATGCTCCGGGTACCCCTCAGACAATTTACTGGACGGCGATATCATGATCGCAAAACGCATGATGAAAACTGGTACGATCCTATTGGCACTTATCCTGATTGCAGGGTTCGTGATCCCCCCCGTATCTGCGGATTACTGGGAAACGCTGACGTCAATTAATACAACAAGCTGGAAGGACATGACGAACAACATCACGACAATGCGTGATGTCACGATTCCTGCCCTGCGAGGGAATGGCACGGTTGTACTAAATAATGGAACGGATGTTCCCTATTACAACCTGACAACATCGTACACTCAGATAACTGTATTGGGCTCTCAGTCTTTGAACTTCACGACGCCCGGTGCTGGGACATACCTGATTACTGCAAACCTCAGGGAAAACACTTCAGTAACGTCAGCCCAGCAGACAAACGTGTTCACGGAGTACGCCCTCTGCGATGCGAACGGAACTACTATCGTTACTAACACCGAACGCATGGGCTCCCGAGTGCAGGACGTTGGAAACTTCTCGGCAGTCGCTCGGTCGTTCTCATGGATCTACACTAACTCCACCGGAGCGTCCGAGGTGGGGATCTGCGGGAAGATCAGCCAAGCCGTGGCCGGTCGGTACGGTATTGCATCAGATTCAGATGGCCGATCTGTGCTTAACTACATAAAGTTGGCATAATCCATCTCTTTTTTTCTTGCGCGATAGATAAAAACAGCAAGACCTATTCAATCTATAATGATTGAGTCTTAGATGGAGGACTATTCCGATGTATGAAGTTTTTGGGACTAAAGAGGGGCTGTATGTCGTACCGATTGATGCGAGCGGGAATGCGATCGGTGCAGCATATCCGCTCTCTATTGCAGGAGGATATACATTAAAACCCGTGACGTTCGCAGCGGGCGCCACGGAATCATCGGAAGTGGACATCGAGGGCTACGACAGCATCGGGCTTGAGACCGACGCAGACTTCACGAGCTCTGCCCTCACGTTCAAGGCCGCAAGTGCGTCGGGGGGGACGTTCAAGGCCGTGAAGTCCGGCGGGACTGCTGTGACCACAGCGACAGTGAGTGCGTCAGAGATGGCATCGCTCGAATCTGAATTTCTGGCACTGCGCCCGTACCGGTACCTGAAACTCATATCGGTCTCCGCTCAGACAAATGCAACCACAGTCACGCTGCACCTGAAGGGGTGAGATCCCCCATGCGTGCACAGAAAATCGCGGGGCTGCTCGCACGGTACGGCATTCTCTGGAACCAGTCTGCCGATACTATCGTCCGCACCGGCAACGGTGTGGGCCGCACAGTAGCCTCATTCAACAACCTCCGCCCGTGGAGCCTGATCCGGCGCTGCAACCTTGCGGACGATGGCACCGTGCTCGCATATTGGGGCAACACTGCATTCAAGTACGACGGCAGCAACGGGCAGGTCATGGTCGAGTTCCCGAAATTCTATTACCGTTTCCCGCACACCGCCACGGTTCACGCGCCTGAAATCTCGTTCCACAACCGCTGCGGGTTCAAACCTCATCCGTGGTTCATTGACGGAGAGGGCAACGAACTGCAGCACCAGTATGTCGGTGTGTTCGAGTCCAGCGCATACGACACCAGCGGATCGGCGTACTTGCTCGACGATGATGCCGGTGTCGACTTCACCGCAACCACGGGCGATCTCCTCTGCTCCATTGCAGGTGTCCTGCCGATGAGCGGCGCGAACAATGCAACTGCCACGCGGGACAACTTCCGGCAGCTCGCCCTCAACCGCGGCGCCGGCTGGGATCTCTGGAGCGTGCAGGCCGTCAGCGCGATCCAGATGCTCTATACTATCAAGTACGGCAACCTCAATTCACAGACCGCGCTCTCTGACGGCGTCACGAACTTAGCAAGCGGCATCGGGAATCAAGCGGTGAGAACGGGCGCAACCGCCGGGATCGGGCCAACCGGCTCAACCGACCTTGGAAACACTGATGGACAGGTCAGTATCGCGCACTGGTCACAGGGCACTACCACGTACCCGTTCAACCTTTTCGGGGTTGAGAACTTCTACGGAGATCAATGGTCGTGGGTGATGGGGGCCGATATCGTAACGGACAACAAACTCTCCATCGACGGCACAGCCACCGGGATCACACTCCCGAACACAAACGGATACGGCGGCAACCTCGCGTACAATGCTGCATATGACTGGCTGATGATGCCGTCAGATGTGACTGGCAGCCAGAGTGCGAAATTATGTGACTACTACTATCAGGCCACAGGAAACAGGGCGGCGCTGCTCGGCGGCCGTTGGAGTAGTGGCGCGGCTGCCGGTGCGTTCTGTTGGGCTCTGGATCGTGCTGCTTCGACTGTCGATCGGACTGTTGGCGGTCGCCTGCGCTTCACGCCGCAGAGTTAGTGGGGGGTGGAACGACGTAGAAAAAATTTGGGTATACCGGGGCAAAACCGAGGTTGAAAACATGACAAAATCACAATCCGCTATCTTCCCGTGCCCCCCGGAACCGGTGGGCGTAGTTGTATCGCCATCGCAAACATACTGGCACCGCTTCACGGACCCCCAAGGGCTGGCTGTGGTCCGGCTCATGCGCGATCCGGTCGAGAGCACTGATCCGGAAACGGGCGACACGCTATATGAGTACGACGAGCTGGAGGTCCGGCTGACTGCCGGGGAACTGGCCGGGCTGCCGGAGAACTTCGATGCGGTATGGGAAGAGCACGAGCCGAAGGGAGAGCCGGCAGTGAACCCCCTCAACTAGCCCCCCTCTTTTTTTGAGTGATAGATAAAAGCAAATGCATTCTTATAATCAGAATAATGCCTTCCACAGCTTCTGAGCCTGTAACATCCAAGGCTGAGACCATCCGGAATCTTGGAGGGATGGCGGATTCGCATGACGCGATTCTGCAATTCCTCAACCGGGTGATCGGCGACCTTTACTTCCCCTTGGAATCATTCACATCGACTGCTGACCAGTGGAATGGCATTCCGATCGTATTTGCAAAAACCCACCCTGACCTGAAGGCATTCGACGATGACAGGGATCGGGAACTACAACGTATCGGAGGTAAGATTGTCGGATTCATCAATCACGCCCACATTGTTACAGTCGGGCATCCCCGGCTGATGGGCCAGATGGTGTTTACTGACGATGGTCAGTGTTCACAGTATATTCTCCAAGGGATCCTCTCGCTCTCGACGGGGTTCTGGTGCCGGACGAACCGGAAGATCTTTCCGGCAACTCTTGTCGGCAACATTCGCCCGAACCACGTTCTGGTATTCGTGGAGGATTTACGGAACCAGCCGAGAGATCCGGGATCGGTGATCCTGAATAAAGAGGAGAGGAAGTATTGCGGATTAGGCATGGAGGCCGTATGCCCTTCATGCGGGACAGGTGAGTTTGTGGAAACAGAAGAAGAGATCGGAAACAAAGGCAAGACGTTATCCGCGAAGTATCACGCCCGGTTCCAAAAGATTATGAGCAAACTCCAAGAGGTTTTTGGCTCTCACCAAGAGGCCATCAAGGATCTTGAAGGTGTGCTGGGTGAGATGACCACGGAACGATCTGATGCGAATGGCGATTACCATTCCATCCTGCCACCCACCGGAGCCACCGATACGCCTGCTGTCTCCGCTATGGGGAAAGTAGGGAACGATATGCTGCACGATGCCACGACAATGCCGCCAATGGGCGGTACGGGATCCCAGACGTCAATGAAGCAAGCCGAGACGTCCGCAAATCCCCCCGTGGAGGCGGATCGGAAGGCTTCACCAGACGGTAAGCCGGTAGTGCCCGGAGGGGCAGTTACCAAGGAGGATACAGACATGGACGAAGTTGTCAAGAAAGGGCTTGAGGACATGGGCTTCAAGTACCAAGACGGGGCCGCGTTCATCACGCAGCTGAAGCAGCTGATGGAGGACAAGAAGGCGCTTGAAGAGCGTGTCAATTGTTCCGAAAAGGCGCTCAGTGAGATGAAGGCCCAGAAGCAGAAGGACGACGAGGAAGCGGAGAAGAAGGAAGCCGCTGCCAAGAAACTTCTCGAAGAGGCCGAGACGGAAGAGAAGGCCATGAAGCAGAAACTTGAAGAGTTGACCCAGAAGGTCAACGATATCAAGTTCGAGCAGATGGTCAACAAGCTTCCCAAGGGTAAAGTCCCTAAGACCGAGACCGAGAAAACCGAACTCCGGAAGAAGTGGGACGAGGATCCAGAGGCTGTTGTGAACATGGTTCTGGACGCAGCTCGGGGATTCAAGCCCGGGACTACGCAGGAAGGCGTTTCGACGCCCGGCACTCCTACAAGCGGAACCCAAAGTATCGAGGAACAGATCAGGAACAAGAAGACCCGTGGAATCGGGGTCTGGAACCCGTATGCCAATGATGGCAAGGGCGGGTACGTCGATTAAAGGAGGACTGAAGAATGTCAGTATGGAAACAGTATACTCCAACCGACAAGGTGATCCTTGCCGGAAACGCCGAAACTGGCGAAGAACTGAGCGTCGAGACTAACACGGGCATGATCCCCGGTGTTCTGTGTCTGGGCGGAACAACCGATGATGATGTCGTGGTCTGTGACGCCTCGCACGCCCCGATCGGTGTCCTTGGGTACGAGAAGACCGCACTGCTCTTCCGGCCGATGGATGCGACCGGCTCGTACTACACGATGGACGGCACGTATGCGCAGTCCAGCGCAACCGTGAACTCCCGGGCGTTCGTGCATCAGGCAACTGATCTCGCATGGTACGGCTGGTGGGCGGCCAATGATGGCACGTCTGCGGGCGTTATCAAGGGACAGGTACTCTACCCGGCAGCAAGCGGCCAGCTGTCCGTCACTGCCGGTTCGGGCGGTGCGGCTCGCGCCTATGCGGTTGCACTTGAAAGCAAATCATCGAGCACCAGCGCCCAGCGCCTCAAAGTCGAGAGGGTGTAAATCATGGTAGACACAGACTCAGATGCCTTAAGGCAACTCACCTATGAACAGATCGTGAACAACGTCACGCTCCAGCAGCGCCTTGCGACCTACTTTGACGAGCAGCTGAAAGAACCGCTCCGTACCGTGCTGGTCGGCCGGCAGATGTTCGCCAAACAGGTTGTCATCGGCCCCGACAAGTACCGGGTGAACTTCAACAAGATTCAGGAAATGGGATCTGCGTTCGGCAGCATGACCTCCCCGACAGTCGGCAGCGGTCTGGACAACATCCGGATCGACAACTCCGAACTGGATCTTGTCACTCACTGGAAGGAATATCAGATTCCCCGGCAGGACTGGCAGGTCTTCCAAGCCGGCGGCGTCAACCTGAACGCCATCGGTGCGATCTCCGCCAGCTACATGACGGCACTCTACGAGGACAACACCCTGATCAACGGCTGGAACCCCTCGCAGGACGGCAGCACGTACCGCGTCAAGGGACTCACTGCAATCTCCGGCACCTCATTCAGCGGTGCAGACTTCGGCACCTTTGGGAACGCCATCAAGACCGTCCAGAACGGCTGGGCCGCGTTCGATGCAGCCCGCATTGTCGGCTGTAACATGAACCTGCTCCTCAGCCCGTTCAACTACGAGAAACTGATGGGATCAATCTCAAGCATCGGTCTCCGGGAAGCCCCGATGGTTGTTGAGATGCTGAACCAGTATCCCAACATGCCGAAAGGCACGATCATCAAGGCACCCACGAATCAGGACGGAACTCCGATCCTCACCAAGGGTACCTGCATCATGGCACCGGTTGACCCGATCGGCCGGTTCTTCGATCTCGTGATCGGCGCGAACTACATCAATGATGTGTTCGTCAACGGCCCGAGCCAGATGCTCTCCCCGATGGGCGGTGTCGTGTTCACCACGTTCACTCCCCGGTTCGTGTTCCCGACTGCGATCGGTGTAGCAACAGGCTGCGGTACCAGCTGAGGGACAAGGAGAGACCCCAAATGTCCCTTATTTCTGTCCGCGTAAAGCGGCCCGATGCAGCACACCACCAAGACGGCAGGATCTACAAGACCGGCGAGGTGTTCCAGATGGAAGAGGCGCAGTTCAAGGATACCGAGAGAGGTATCCCGGGTTTCTTTGAACGTGTCGATCCCCCGATGGAACAGATCAAGAGCAAAGACCTCCCGCAGAACGCCGCACCCCTCAAGGGGCCGGCCAAGCCGGCGGTGCAGGAACCGGAAGAGCCGGATGTCGATCCTGCCCTCAAGGCCGCAGGGATCGAGGATCCCAACATGAGCCAGATCGAAAAGATGGGCGGCGATCCGGTTGATTCGCCTGTAACAAAGAAGAAACTCGACCTCAAGAAGAAGTAGAGATGATGCATGACAGTCTCAACTACGCTGGTATCAGCGGTCTCAAGAGGACTGATTGTAGTCAGCGATAGCGGTCAATTCACGAATGCGATCTACGAACTGATCAAACCAGACGCGAAATCTCTTCTGGATCAGAATGTTGGCAGCGGGAACCTCCCGTCCAACATTTATGATCGCTGCTGGGCGTTAATGATTTGTCACCTTTGGATTATCGGGGATCCCGCATTCGGGTTCTCCTCGTATTCAGCCGGCGACTATTCGCAAAGCCTGAAGGAACCCGGCGATTCGGTCTATTCTATCCAGTGTAAGGCAGCGATCGCGCAGTGGAATCAGCAGGGCACTCAGCAGGCCCAGACGGGCGTCCGGAGAGCGGATACCGACATGGGTCTCATGCAGACTGACCCGCAGACGGTGCAGGAACCGTGGACTGAAGGCGGATCACCCCCCAAGACGAATCCGTGGGGCATTATGGGGCCGGGGATATGATCTGCGCCTTACCTCACACCTGCACGATACAGCGGCGATACCAGAAGCAGCGACTCTCCTATGCTTCCGGAACGGCAGCGTTCCATATTGGTGCAACGGTGACCGGCGGGGTCTCTGGCGCCACAGCAGTAATCGACAGGATCGTAGGTACGGTCACATCTGGGTATCTGGTTGTCAAGACGGTAACGGGTACCTTCAATGGCACCGAAACCCTTACGGAAACGGTCGGCGCAACTCCGCACGGATCCGCCACCATGAATGCCGCCCAGATCGCGTACAAGAATGATTCGGGCGAGTATGAGTACTACTGGACGGATGACCAGACCAAAGTACCGGCCCGGTTCTACACGATGCGGTCAAGAGTAACGGTGTTAACACCCGGCCAATTCCCCGGCATGACGCCGTACGTGATGCTCTACTCGACTGCCACGATTGACCACCTGAACTACCGGATCAAGTCCACAACGCCGGGGTTCCTGCCGGCATCAGGGATCTATCAGATCCTATCCGTGAAAGCCCCGTATAACAGCATAGCGCTTGACCATTATACCCTTGAACTGAAGGAGCTTGCATCTGCATGACCTATGAAATGACGGACGAATCAGACCATGACATTCTGATTGAGGTAAGGGCAGATCTCAAACATCTGCTTCTTTCTCAACAGGAACTTAAAAAAGGGATGTACGGCGAAGACGGGCAAGGCGGATTGTGTGGGCGTGTCTCAAAACTTGAGTCATTCCAAGCGACTTTGATTGGAATTGCCGGCGTCGTCTCGCTTACAGTATCACTCGTATGGTCAAAGATCGGGGCCTTATTCTCAGGAGGTAATTAATGACCAAAATCCTCACCTACGATGAAATGATCGCGGCCCTGCAATCCCTACAGGATGCGGCTGTTCCGGCTCTTGTTGCTGGGATGGAAGTAGCGGCGGCAGTCGTTGAGGGTGAGGCAAAGCGCAACTGTACACTCGGACAATCTCCCTACGAAGACATGGTATTCCCTACCAAACTGGCAGCCTATCAACGTGCGGGGAAATTCAAGAAAGTCAGGATGACGACCCGGCCGAGCGTGTTTGTAGCATACGAAGGCGCGTACTCGGGTGCACCGTATTCTGTCAGTGATGAAGCTGTCATTCACATGCGGGACACGATCTACTCTGAAGTGGATGTTGACCAGACGCAGGTCATGGGAGTGGTCGGGACGCCGAAGGATTATGCCGTGTGGGTACATGAAGGCACGAGCCGCATGTGGGCCCGGCCATTCCTAACAGACGCCATTCAGGCGAAACAGCGAGCAGTCCGGCAGATCCTTGGAGATGCACTTTGGGATGGCCTGTATGCGACAGCAGGAGTGGATCAGTTATGACCTCTGCTGTAATCTTCGGTGCGATCCTTGACCGGCTGAACGCTGACGCAACCCTGATGGCGCTAATGGGGAAGACTGTGGGGGATAACCCGTGCTTCCGGGAACAGCGGAAATCACCGATCTACACGCCATCAGTAACCCTTCGGATGGCCCCAGAACCTTCAGAACTGTTCTGCGGGACGGACAACGCTATCAGCACGCCTGTAACAAACGCATTACTGGCAACAAATTACCCCACGATCCAGCTTGACATCTGGGTCTCGTCGGAATCAACAACGCTGCCCAGCACCGGGCAGGATGCGGATGCTATCGAGGCCCGGATTGATATCCTGCTGAGGCTGAACACGCCCGGCTGGAAGTACTATGATTCCGTGGGGAACCTGCTCTTCCGGACGCACGGTTGGCGGCGGATCACCACTTCCCAACAGCACGAAGATGATACCTCGCTCTGGCACAATGTTGTCCGGTATGAGTTCTGGTATCTGATCGTAACAGGGTACGGATTGACATGAGAATATGGAAAGGAGCATAAAGAAATGACTGTTTCAGGAACTAAAAACGGAAGAACGATTGTGTTTATTCCGGCAGCAGAAGAGCCGATTGAATGCGGGTATTGGATATACTCGGATACACTGGAGAGGATTGACGCATGACTCAGGATGCTTACACTGGGATTAACGGAGTCGTAACCTATGCGGATGCGGCTCTCGCGGATGCCATGTTTGACTTCACGATCACCCGTGGGCTCGCCTCAGGCACCCGAAGCGGGAAATGGTCGGATCTGAACAAACCCGGGAAGGTAACGGTTACGGGCAAGATCACCCGGATCCAGCGGAACGCCGATCTCATTCAGGCAGCCCTCAATGGGACGCCGACAACCGGATCAGCTGGCACGCTTGAGGCCGCAGCAACCTTCACGGCAGGTACCGCGATTACGATCAACGATGCAGCACCCGCTACACCCTCACGGGTCACGGTTACGCTGGCAGTCGCGGCACTCACGACCGGCGGGCATATTGTCCTATACGGTACGGACGTGAACGACAACGCGATCTCGGAAGTAATCACGATGGCGAACGGCTCGGTGGCCGGTACCGTCTGGACTTCCAAAAGCGTATTCAAGACCTGCACGCACGCGCTTCCAGTTGGCATTGCCAGCACGGGCGGCGGAACCCTTGAGTTCAAATCGATCGTTGGCGACAGCACCGTGAACATCGGGGATCCCAAGGAGTTCAACCTGATCGGGTACGTCGCGGATGGCACGAACAACATCACCATTACGCTGGCCCACTGCTTCTTCACGGGAGCGAAGTTCTCATTCACGGACGCCAGCGCCCAGCTGATGGATGATCTGCCCTTTGCGGTGACGGATCCGGATGCTGATGTGATTGTTACAGGCGTGGACGCATAAGGAGAGCGGACAGGAGAGACCCCATGGTAGGAAGAAAACACACCCCGGAAGAACTGGCAAACGCGAAACGCATACTGGCAGAACGCGCCCCGTACATGAAGAAGATGCTGGACGCCATCACTGATGAAAAGATTGCTGCCAGTGAGACGATCGCCATGCTTCAGCGCCGGACCAAGACCCAGACGGTTGATCTGGTGCTGGAAGGCGGCGATACGATTCGGATCTACTCGCGGCCTTCACAGGCCGACATGCTCCGGATTGAAGAGATCGAGAATGATCGGCTGGAACTTATTCACCGTGCCGAAGAGATGATGGCGGCCCTGAAGAAAGTCACGGACGTATCGCAGATCGACCCGATCCGGAAAGAGATCGACGGGCTGTTTGAATCGGCAGGGGATTGCTGGTTGCGGATAATTGCGATTGTTACAGTCGATCCTGCAATCACGTATGGATGGCTGAAACAGAATCCCGATATGTATTCCCCGGAAGATATTGCAGATGTCTATCTGGCGTACCGGGAAGCTCGCAAACAGCAGATTGCCGACAGGGTGAAGCGCGTCCAGTCCTTTCGTGAAAACCTCACAAGGCCGGGCATACACGCAGATCCTGTATTGGCTCAACATTAAGGATCCGAAAGAATGGGGCGATCTTCCGGATGAAGTCCGGGAGATGTGGGTTCAGGCATGGAACTCATGGGGGAGCAAGCGGGGATAAGGGGATGATGGGACAATGGCAAACGGCACACTCACATTAGGCGGGATTCAATATGAGGTCGTAGCGGTTGATAAGACTAAAGATGGCCTTGATTCTGCTAAAGCGAACGTTAAGGATTTCCAAAAAGCCAACGACGATGCATTAACTGGCATTTATAATAGTTATCGTGCTTTAGCCTTAGAAGTTGGTGTTGCGCTTGCGGGGTTGGGAGAGGCATACAACCTTACAATCGGGCGCGCCGTTGCATATCAAGATCAACTTGATACAATGCATAACATGCTGGGCATTACTATTGAAGACGCTCAGAAATGGGATGCTGCTGCTATTGCCACAGACACCGATCTATCATCCGTTATGACTACAATGCGGTACTTAACACAACGGATTTCTGATTCCGGTGAGGCCGGAGATAACCTTCGTGCAACCCTGAAAGGGATCGGGGTTGATGCTAAGGATGCATCTGGCAAATATAAAGATTCTAGCGAATTATTCCAAGAGATATTGGTGGCATTAAGCGAGATCCCTGCTGGCACCGAGCGAGCTTCAAAAGCCGCTGATATTTTCGGGCCACGGTGGTATTACATCGCGGACATGATCAACAATGCCGATACTGCCGTTAAGACATTTGAAAATACCCACGCAACAATGACCGATAAAGAATCGGAACGGATCGATAAATTCAAAGTTAAATGGGCCGGTGTGACACATCAGATTGAGCTAGCAGAGGCAGAGGCAGGATTATTTTTCATTGGGATTGAAGAGGGCATAACTCGTGCAGGTGAACTTACCGGCGTAAAGGCGTCAGCTGC